GACCGGTCGAGGCGCTACGATACGCTGCTGCGGCTGTGGCGCGCGGGGTTCATAGACGTGGCGCATGTCTCGCCGGGGGTGTACATGATCGACATGGACTCGTGGCACCGGCATCTGGCGGAGGTGTCGGAGGATGACGGGTACTGGGAGGTTGGCAGGGGCAACCGGGAACGGTACTATAAGGCGAACGGACTGGGCGGGTGGAAACGGAAACTGAAGGGCGAAAAAACATGCTGACGATACGGGCGAACAGGAAGGCGGTGGATTTTATCAGGGCGAAGGCGGCGGTGAGGCCGGAGGACTTCGGGCGGCTGCCGCGCGAGATCAGGATACGCGCTTTCACCACGGCGGCGAGCGAGGATCTGGGTACGTTGCGGAGGATCCTCGATGCGCTGGAGGATCTGCCCGCCGGGGCGGACTGGAAGCAGGCGCGGCGCGAGGTTGCGGGGCTGCTGGCGGACCCTGCCAAGGGCGCGGGGAAACGGGAGAGGGCGCGGGCGAAGCTCATCGTGCATACGGCGGGGCGGCAAGCGTACGCGGCGGCGCGGTGGCGCGAGATGCAGGCGCAGGCGGACGTGTTCCCCTACCTCAAGTATGTGGCGGACGGCGACGAGCGGACGCGCCCCTCTCACATGGCGCTCAACGGGACGGTGGCGCGGATCGACGATCCGTTCTGGCAGACGCATTATCCGCCGTGGGATTTCGGCTGCCGCTGCACGGCGGTGCCGCTCACGGAGGCGGAGGCGCGTGAGGCGGGGATTGCCGATCCAGAAAAACTGCCGCAGCAACCGGCGGAAAATTACAGGTTCGACCCCACGGACATCAACCGTGATCCGGACGAGCTGGCGGATTCCTACGGCAACGAGTGGCCGGCGATGTGCGACGCGATGCGGGCGATAGAGGTGAGCGAGCGCGCGGCAGGGTTGGGCGGATCGGCGGAGGAACGGGGGAAGGAATTGGCGCGGACAGTGACGGCGTGGGACTGGTTTTATCAGGAGTTCGCAAGGAAGGACGGCGCGGAGGCGGCGCGGGTTGCGGTGCGCGACGGGCGCGAGGCGATCTTTCTGAGGCGCGAGGACACGGGGGCGAGGGTGGCGGAGGCGCTGGGCGGCAAGGATTCGGTGGGTGTGCCGCCGGATGCGTGGGCGCTGGCGGCGCAGGGCGTGCGGGTTTCCTATGAGCACGGGCACCCCGGCGGGGCGGTGTTTCCATCGCCCGATGATCTGGTGATCGCGTGGCAACTGGGCGGGCTGGCGGGCGTGAATACTCGGGTGTGGAGGATCGCCTACCGGGTGCTGGACAGGTCGGCCAGGTTCGGCCAGAAGCTGGAGCGGTTCATGAAGCGGAAGTGGAACGAGAAAACCTATCAGGCGTGGGTGGATTTCCTGCATGCGTCTGAGCGTGCGGGACGGTTGGAGGTGAGATGGGAGGTGCGGCATGACTCAGTTTGAGGCTTTGTTGGAGGCGGGGATTTTGACGATGTGGCTGCCGCCGTGGGCCACGGATGACCCGGCGAAGGACACGCGGTTTCTGGCGACGGTGCGGGCGCGCCGTGACGCGCTGGAGGCGTACGTGCGGGGCGAGGGGCCGGAGCCGGGGGCGTGGTCGCTGGATGAGGCGCTGAAGCTGCGGGTGAAGGGCGACCCGAAGGGGCCGCGCCCGCTGCCCTCTGCATTTAGAACCGGGGGCGGACATGGCTGAGATCAATGTGCGCGATTTGATTTCGCCGAAGCTGATCAAGCTGGCGAGCGACGCGACGATGAAGAAGGCGCTGGAGGCGGGCGGCACGGTGCTGGCGCGGGCGGCGCGGCTGAGCTGGCCGGAGCCCGCGCGGCGCCCGGAGCCGTGGGCGCCGCTGGCGGCGTCCACGGTGAGGCGCAAGGGGCACGGCAAGCTGCTCTATGATACCGGCAAGCTGCGCGACAGCATTACGTTAGGTGACGTGACGTCTCGCGAGGCGACGGTGGGCACGGACGCGCCCTACTCGATTTTCCACCAACTGGGAACTAAGAAGATGTCCGCGCGCCCGTTCATCCCGGTGGACAGCAAGGGCGCGCTGGAGCTGACGGCGGAGGTGGAGATCCGCCGGGCAATGGAGGGGGTGATCGAAGCGGCGGTGACGTGACGCGGTGTAAACACCGCTCACAGGACCTGACCCCGCACACGGAGGTGCGGGGCTACGAGAGGGGGCGGCCCCGTCGCACAGTGCGCAGGCACGAGTGCGGCGGGGCCGCCCTTTTTTTATGATGCGGGCACATGAATGGGAAACCGCAACAGAAGATCGGGATGGTGCCCGCCGGGCCGGAGAGGCGCAAGCGCTTCAAGGTTCTGGATTGGGGGCTGAACCCGAACTACAACGGGAGGCGCGTCCATGTAGGGCAGGTGCTTGTGGATGAGATGTCGCGCCCGACGTATGCGTTCAGGCTGGCTCCGCTGGACTATGAGCACAACACGCAGCCGGGGACGGCGGCGTATCAGGCATCCAGCGAGCCGCGCGTGATCGCGGGGTACGGCACGGTGGAGGTGATACCGGATGACGGCGTGTGGATGGAGATGATCCTCTGGGCGGCGGAGCCGGACGGCTGGGCGGCGGCGCACACGTTCGCGGACGTGAGCGCGAACCCGGTGGTGAACAAAGACGGCGAGGTGATCGCGGTCAAGTCCGTGGCGCTGACCCGGACGGGCGCGACCGACAAGCACTTTCTGGACGTGCCGCTCTCGGCGGATGCGGTCAAGGTGCAACAACAAAAAGGAGTAACAATGGACTGGAAGAAACTTCTCATCACGGCGCTGGGTCTCGCGGACGCGGCGACGGATGACGAGATCAAAGCGGCGCTGGATAAGCGCCTGGCGCAGAAGGCTGATCCGGCACCGGCACCGCTGGCGGCGGAGCCGAAACCGGAGGCGCAGACCGCGCCGCTGGCGGCGCAGATCGCCGAGAGCGTGAACGCGGCGGTGGCGCCGCTGGCGGCGCAGGTGAAGAGCCTGGGCGAGGCGGCGCACCGGCGCGACGTGGACGCGGTGCTGGAGCGCGCGCGCATGGAGGGGAAGGCGGTCCCGCTTTCGGCGGAGCAGGCGTATGCGCTGCCGCTGGAGACGCTCAACGGGATCGTTGAAAAAACGCCGGTGACGGTGCCGCTTTCGGCGCGCACGCCGGAGCATGTTGCCGACCAGCCGTTCGCGCAGGGGCCGACGGACGCGCAGCGCGAGATCGCGCTGAACTGCGGCATGGACCCTGACAAGGTGTTCGGCAAGAAAGGAGACAAGTAACATGACGAAGAACAAAGTGTTTGCGGCGTTTGCGGCGCTGGCGGTTGCGGCTGCGGCGCTGGCGTTGGATCGCAACACCCCGGCGCGCACGGGCGAGACCGTGGTGGTGGCGGCGGGCGAGAATCTTGGCGCGGGCTGGCTGTGCGGCATCTGGACGAACGGCCAGGCGTACGCGGCCACGACGGGCAAGGTCCTGCGGATCGTCGGGCGCTCTGAGTTGCGCGCGGCGGCGGGTGAGTCGGTGGTGCTGCGGCGCGGCGTGTTCCGTTGGGACGCGGCGCCGGGCGAGACCAACACGGCGGCGGACATCGGGCGCACGGTTTACGTGGCCGGGACGAACTCGGCGTATACGGTGAGCACGACGGCGGCGCCTACGGGTTCGGTCACGAACGCGGCGGGGACGATCATCGACGTGGACGCGGAGGGCGTCTGGGTGCGGAGCGGCTTCTAAGGAAAGGAAAAGAAAATGGTAATCAATCAGGCGAATATGGACGGGCTGTTCCGCACGTATTCCACGGCGCTGGCGGAGGCGCAGCAGGCGGCGCGTCAGCGTGCGTTCCCGAATCAGTTGATCGTGGGGGACCTGGCGCTGGAGATGACGGTGGGCGGCGCGGCGGTGCAGCATGCGTGGCTGAGCCAGATCCGCGGCATGCGGAAGTGGGTGGGCGACCGCGTGATCAATAATCTGGAGACGGGGACGATGACGGTCGTCAATGACTCGTTCGAGAACACCGTGGGCGTTCCGAGGACGAGCATCGAGGATGACCAGTACGGCGTTTTCACGCCGCTGATCGCCGCGCTTGGCGCGGATGCCGAGCAGTTGTGGCTGCGGCTGGCCGTGGCGGCGCTCGTCGGCAACGGCGCGTGGGCAGACGGCAACCCGTTCTTCTGCTCCGGGCGCAAGTTTGGCTCGGGCGGCACGATCACGAACGCGGTCAAGACGGCGTTTTCCAAGGCGGCGGTCGAGACGGCGATCAAAGACATGCGCGGGTGGAGGCTCGCGGGCGACGAGCCTGCGGACGTGACGCCTGACCTGCTGCTGGTGGGGCCGGATCTGGAGGGCACCGCGCTGAGCATCGTGGAGGCGGACATCGAGGTGAACGCGGCGGGCACGCACGCGGTCTCCAATGTCTCCACGGCGCGGATGCTCAAGGTCCGCGTGGACGTGCGCATCCCGGAGGGGCGCTGGTATGTGACGGCGCGGAAAGCGGGCATCGCCTGCACCGCCGTGCAGAAGCGCAAGACGCCGAAGCTGACGCGCATGGACCGCGACACGGATCAGAACGTGTTCATGAGCGACCAGTTCCTCTACGGCGTTGACGCGCGCGGCGCGGCGTTCTGCACGCTGCCGTTCCTGGCCTACGCGGGCGGGTTTGCCGAGGTGCCGAAGTGGGACAAGGCGCTGGTGAAGTGATCGCACCCGCACACGGAGGTGCGGGCGTACGATAAGGATGTGACTATGGACTGGATGGACTTGGCGGGGGAGATGCCGCTTGAGCAGATTGTTCAGGCGCTGGACGACAATCGCGACGGCGAGGTCGACGAGGCGGCTTGGGAGCTGGTTCAGGCGGGCGCGGCGGAAAGGTTGCGGGACTGCTTCGGCGGTCCGCCCCCCGCCAAGTTCAACCAGACCTGCGGCTATGCCCAGAAGGTGTTCATGCTGGAGGCGCTCTATGTGCGGCGCGGGTTCTACGGGAAGGAGAACCCGTACGCCCAGAAGGCTGCGGACGCGGAGCGGAGGCTGCGCGCGCTGGCGGGCGGCGAGGAGAGCGTGGACGCGGGATCGGCGACGGGTTTTGTGGTGGATCAGCCGCTTTCCGGCACTCCGGTTCACGGTTTTCTGGCGTGAGGCGGCGGACAGGCCGTGCACCGGTGGTGCACGGTATCTAATTTGCGTCGGCGGGGCTGGCGCGATAAAAGGGGCGTGAAAATCATGAAACGCAGTGTGCGCGATTTTAGAGCGGTTTCCGGCGGAGGTGTGAAAATGAGGTTTTTACGGTTTTTTGGTTTGGCGGGGCTGGTTGTTGCGGCGGGCTGCGGGACGGTGCGGCTGCCGACGCAGGCGGAAATTGACGGCGCGGTGCAGACGATCCTGCACGCGGCGGAGCAGGGCGTGGTGGCGTACTACCAGATTCAGGCGATCAAACACGCGGCGCAGCGGGCGGAGCAGTCGATGGAGACGGAGGTGGCCGGGACACCCTGCGGCGAGGCGGGCGCGGCGGCACCGATGATTCCGGCGGCGCAGGACACGCAGTTTGTGATTCACGGTCCGTCTCCGGACGGCCGCGCGCTGGTGGTGGTGCTGGGCGACCGTCCGGCGTGCGGGTACTGTACGCGGCTTTGGGCGCCGGGCTTTGAGCAGAGCGTGGAGGCGCTCCTGCCGGGCGTGGATGTGGTGGACGCGGACAAGAACACGGCGGCGGGATGGTACAAGACCTACCGACCGACCGGCGGGTTCAGCTACCCGCTGGCGCGGGTGTATGACACGGGCGGGAAGCTACGCGGCGAGTTTGTGGCGCGGAAGATGACGGCGGCGGCGTTCGCGGCGAAGGTGCGCGAGATCTGCCCGGAGTGCGCCACGTACACGGAGGTACGTGGGCTACGATACGGATACGGGGCGGCGGTGTGCGTGGGCTTGACGCGCGTGGATCCGGCGCGGTACGGGGGCTGGCGCGGGGTGTGCCGAGGCTGTGATGTGGACGCGCGGGTGTTCGCGGACGCGTGCCGGGATCACGGGTTGTCGACCGTGACGCTGCTGGATGAGGCGGCGACGTGGGAGAATGTGCTGGCGGCGGTGGAGATGCAGGCGGGCACGCTCGCGCCGGGCGGCCTGCTGGCGGTGTTCGTGGCGGGGCACGGCGGGCAGGTGGCGGCGGGCGCGGACGGGAGCGAGGCGGACGGGATGTCGGAAACAATCTGCCTGTATGACGGGCCGCTGGTGGACGACAAGGTTTGGGAATTGTTGCAGCACGCGCGGGCGCGGGGCATCCGCGTGTGGTTTGTGACGGACACCTGCAACTCGGGCACGAACTACCGGGCACCGTATGAATACGCGCGCGGAGTGGACGAGCGGACGCCGTTCTGGCGCGGCGAGCCGGACATGCTGCACTGGGGCGGGTGCGCGGACGGCGAGAGTTCATACGGGACATCGCAAGGCGGGAGTTTCACGACGGCGCTGGTGGACGGCTATGCGCCGGGGCAGAGTTACGCGGCGTGGTTCGAGGCGGCGCGGTCGCGCATGGGCCGCGGCCAGACGCCGGTGTGCGAGTGGACGGGCAGGGACTTCCGGCACAAGGAGGCTTTCAAATAATGCGAGCGGCGGGGATGGAAGGGCCGGTCATTCAGATTGTGAACGGCAGCCGTGCGCGGGTCAGCAGGCACTGGCAGTGTACGCTGATCAACGATGCGGTGCTGACGGTGCGGCGCGGGTTCAGTTTTGACGGCGCTTCCATCCCTCGCCTGTTCTGGCGGGTGGCCGGGCACCCGTTCCAGATGCCGCTCCTCGTGGCGGCGACGGCGCATGACGCGCTGTACTCGGCGGAGCTTTTCAGCCGTGGCGAGTGCGACCGGATTTTCCGCGAGCTGATGCGGCGCGCGGGGATCAACCGCGTGAAGCGCAACGCGGTGTATTACGCGGTGCGCTGCGGCGGCTGGGCGGTGTGGCGCAGGCACACGCCGGAGAGCGTGGCGCGGGCGCGGGATTTTTGCACGATTGAGGTGATCGCATGAATACGCAGGCGACGGATATTCTGCGGGCGTTCGCGGCGCTGGTGGATGAGGCGTTCGCCGTGCCGCGCGGTGTGCGGGCGGTGGTCGCTCCCGACCCCGGGCGCGCGGTGGAGCTGTTGACCGCCGGGCAGATGGGCGGGCTGGCGGTGGTGGTGTTTTACGAGGGCGACACGGCGGCGGGCGAGGATCATTGGGACCCGCGCGTGCAGGCCACGCTGCGCGCGGTGATCTGGCGGCGGCAGGGGATGGGCGCTGGCGGGCGGGATTATGAGGCGCTGGCGCTGGCGGAGGAGCTGCGGCGGGCGGTGCGCGGCGCGGACATACCCGGCGCGCTGGGCGGTCCGGCTTACATGGGGATGCAGCCGATCCAGACGATGGAGGGGCGGCTGCTGGAGGGGTACAGTTTGAGGTTTTCCGTGTTGTACGCGGATCTGGCAGGCTAACAGGAAAGGAACGGGGCTATGGAAAAAACGGCGGTGAGAAATGCGGAGGCGCCGCAGGCGCGGGCGGGCGAGACGTATACGATCAAGGGCGGCTCGCAGGTGATCTGGGGCACGTCGCCCACTTCGGAACTTGGCACGGTGATCGCGCACGATGTGGATCACGATGCGAAGTATGAGGTGGTCGAGAACAACATGGGCGCGGTGACGGGCATCGTGATCTACGATACCGAGACGCAGGTGAAGCTGACGATCATCGCGAAGAGCGGCTCAACCGAACCGGAAATCGGAACTACATTGACGGCGGGCGGTGTCTCCGGCGTAGTGCTGAAGGCGGCGACGAGGGCGGCAAACAAGCAGCTCACGAAGTATGAGGTGACCGCGCACAAGTGGTCAAACCTGAGCCTGACGTAAGGAGGGGCGGCATGAGCGGGAATCCGAAACGGGCGCTTGAGGCGCTGACGGCGGGCGGAGTTGAGGTGGACGGCATCACGGTGCGCGAGCTGACGCTGGGGCTGGCGGCGGTGCTGGAGCGGATCGGCAGTCCGCTGGTGACGGCGCGCGCGAAGAGCGAGGCGCTGACGCTGCGCGACATGCTGCCGACGATGTTTGCGATGACGCGGCCGGCGGCGGAGAGCGACGCGCTCCTGACCTCCGGCGGCGCCGAGGCGCTGAAGGCGGCGGCGGTGCGCTGGGCGGACGATCTGAGCACAGAGACCGGCATGAAACTGGGGGCGGCGTGCGCGGCGGCGGTGTCGCGCGTGGCGCGTGTGAGCCCGCAGGGGCTGCCGGACGAGGACGGGCCGGAGGGAAACGGCAGTGCGGCGGGGACGGCTGGATCGCCGCCCTCGCCGCAGTCTGCGCGGAGCGGTTCGGGTGGCCGTGGCCGGAGATCCACGACGGCGCGCCGCTCGCGGTGATCCTGCTGCTGGTGAGGCAGCCGGGGCCCTGGCGTCCGCCGATGGACGGCTGGAGCATGGACGAGCTGGATCTGCTGGACTGGATGGCTGAGCACGGCGTGGAGCCGGGCGGCGACATGAGCGGTTTTTTTGGATAGCGGTGTAAACACCGCTCACAGAACGGGAGGCGGCGATGGTACTGGATGCGGTTTTGAGGCTGGATGCGGCGGGGTTCAATACACCGATCGGGATCTCGGTGCAGGGTGTGCAAACGTTGATCCGCATGGTGCATGATGTGGGTCAGGAGTTTCGGGCGGCGTTTGATTTGGGCGGGATGCTCACGGACATTTCCGCAGCGACGGGCGAGGGCGTGGGCGAGATCATGGTGCTCAGGCAGGCGTTCCAGGACACGGGCGTGGGCGCGGAGAATCTGGACCGGACGCTTTCCATCATGCGGCGCTCTATCGGCGGCATCTCTGAAAGCGGCGAGCCGACCGTGAAGATGTTTGACCAGTTGGGGCTGAGCGTGGACACGCTGAAGGGGATGGGCGCGCGCGAGCAGATAGAGACTATCGCGGCGGCGATCAATGATCTGGAGACGCCCGCGCAGCAGAGCGCGGCGGCGATGACGATCTTCGGAAGAAGCGGTGCAAAGATGCTGGCGCTGATGAAAGATCCGGCGGCGTTCGACGTGGCCGCGAAAAGCCTGGGCGGGTTGCCCGCGCTGATGGACCGCAGCGCGTGGGCGTTTGACTCGATCAGCGACCGCATGGGGCGGATCAGGGAGAAGAGCACCGGGCTGTGGGCGGGCATGGCGGAGGGGCTGCTGCCGGTGGTGGACGGGATCACCGAGGCACTGGACGGGATCGACATGACCGGCGTGGGGATGAAGATCGGCGCGGTGATCGGCACGCTGGCGGAGGGGATATCCGTGGCGGCGGACTGGTGGCGCGGCGTGTTCGGCACGGCGATTGACTGGTGGGGGGAAAAGATCGCGTACGCGATGAGCTGGTGGAAGGAACAGATGCCGGCAATCGGGAGCTTTCTCTGGGATGTTTTGAAGTGGCCGGTTGCGCGGCTTTCTGCGGCGTTCGGATGGGTGATCCAACATGCGATGGAGTTGATAGGGAAAATCCCGAAGCTGGGGGAGAAGCTGGGGCTGCAGGGCTTCGAGGCGCAGAGCTGGTCGGAGCTGGTGGAGCAGGCGGATGACGACATTGACGGTGTGTTCACGAAGGTAGCGGATGCGTTGGTGTACGTCGCGCAGGGCGTGAAGGACGCGGTGGGCCAGACGGTGGAGACGGCGGTGTTTAATTGGCGGGCGAAGATGGAAAAGATTGAGGCGGAGGCGAGGCCGGGGAAAACGTACGGCACGGCCTCGCTGGAGGCGGCGGGCAAGGAGAAGGAGAAGCAGGGGCGCGAACTGCCGCGCATCGACGCGGACGCGCTGGCGCGGATCGGCGGCTATCTGGGCGGCGGCGGGCGGACGATGGAGGGGCTGGCCATGCGCACGGCGAAGGCGACCGAGGGGCTGCTGCGGCTGGCGCAGAGCAACACTGGCAGCGGGAGGGCGGCGGTATGGGCGACGTGATCGTAAAGGGGTCGGTGGCGGTCCGCGAGGTGCCTGAGAGCGGCAGCGTGGAGCAGGCGGAGGGTGTCCGGCGTACGATTGTACAGGAGGGCGATTATGAGCTGTGCGCGGCGGCGCAACCCGCGCGCGGTGATGCGTGGGCGGGGCTGCCGGGATGGACGGTGGACACCTCACACTTGACACGCAAGCGCGGCGGGCTGGGCAAGCTCGTGATTACGCTGGTTCCGTATGAGTCGTTTTACGGCTCGCTTGCCGAGCAGGAATTGCGGTCGCGTATAGAGATTGATTTTGTTCAATACGAGCGACCGATTCTGATGCACCCGACGATAAACGAGGGCGAGAGCAATTACATGGCGGTCCATCTCAAACGGTGGATGGATCAGGGTTGCGATCCGTTTTATATATACTCAGACGCACAGGACGATCAAAAATCATTGACAGAAGAGGAGCAGAAATGGGCGCAACTGATCCTCAAGGGCGTTGAGGGGTACCTGGAGTTTGCGCCGGTCGTGTCGCGGATTCGGACCTACAAGGGCAGACCGGACGTTGAGGCGCCGGGCAAGCGCGAGGATCCGCCGAGCGGCGGCGTGCCCGGTTACGAGTACCTGAAGACGGCGGACCGGCTCACGCAGAACGAGGATCGCTCATGGACGCGCACGGAGCAATGGACAGGGGCACTCAAATGGGAGGAGCTGCTGTATGAGAGCGCGGAGGGGGATTGATGCACAGGAACCTCACGGCTCCGGTTGCAGGTGACGCATTAAGCGCGGCGTGGGCGCGCGAGCTGGTGGATGAGTTGCGCCGGTGCCGCCTCTCCGTGGCGTGGCCGCTGGTGATCCGCTCGCGCGGGCCGGCGGGGACGCTGCTGGCGCTGTCGGACAGCGCGCCGGTCTCGGGCGCGGCGGAGCCGTGGGCGCTGACGGTGACCGGCGGCCAGGCGACGTGCGTGAACTGCATGGTGATGACCACGACCGTGACGTTTTTTGCCGAGGGTGACGAGATGAAGCTGACCGCGTCCATGAGCGGGACGGAGGGCTGGCTCTGCGGCACGCTCAACACGGAGACCAAGGTGGTGGGGCTGGCGTTCACCGCTCCGCCGACTGCGCTACAGGAGGACAGCGAGGTGATTTATTATCCGCTCTACAAGATGAAGAAGGCGGGCGGTAAATGGGGCGTAACGCTCGACGCGCGCAACATGCCGAGGATCGGGGCGTACCTCTGATGGCGGCGACGTGGAACAGATATGCGGCGGGCGTGCTGGTGGCGGCGGGGATCGCGATCACGGGCACGATGTTCTGGGAGCGCGACGCGGCGCTGCGCGGCGAGGACGTGGCGGCGCTCAACGCGGAGATACACAAGCGGATCATGTGGAGCCGCATGACCGGCGATCAAACCCCGACGAACCTGCCGTGGCAGTCGCAGCTTTGGGATATCAAGGTCGGGCACGGGCTTGCATGGAAGGCGCTGTACGGCGAGGCACTGGGCGTGGAGCCTTATCCCGTTTTCACTCCAAGCCAGTGGGCGTATCGGTGGTACGGCATGAACGGCGCCCGCGCGTTAGCGTTGCAGGACGCGGCGGGCGCCCCGCTCTGGCTGGACGCGAGCAAGCCCGCGCCGGCGGACGGCGACGTGATAGCCGATTGCGATTCATTCTTTTACTTGCACAGCGCACAGGAAAAAACAAACTATTGCGGCGGTGTGTACACTGCGGAATATTGGAAACTCACGGCATCGAACCACGTCGACAAATTGGCGACTGCGGCAGGCAGAAGTGGAAACAATAAGACGTGGCCGGGCGTTGCACCTACGAACGCGCCTATCTGTAAACGGTGGTACGGTGTTGAAACCAAAAGCGATAACGAGCAGGACTGGTGGCAGACGATTGGAAACGGTTCAACAAACTACCTATTTGATTGTGAGGTGTTTCCCTACGTGTCGCTGGACAAGGTTTACGGCGGGCCGTGTAACATGCCGACGAACCGCTTCTACATTTCTGAATCCAACGAAACCGCAACAATAAAGATTTGCTTGCCGGGCTCAAACGACATGCCCCGCGCCACGGTCTGGCGCACGCGGCACAGGCCGGGCGAGGATTGCGACGGCGCGGAACAGCACATTGCAATATGGTGCGGCAAGCAACAGCCGTTTGAAGAAATCTATACAACGACTCCAGTCTACACGCTAGCGGAAGGCGGTTGGACGCGCTTAGAGTTCTACACGCGGACGCACCCTAATGATATGCCCGAAGGCGTCACGAACATGATTGATTTTGACATCGTATACCATAGCGGAAACTTACATGCGGAGCCCTACCCGAATCATCCCTTGTGGCACATGCAGTACAAAGGACACCCGCGAGGCGACACGCGCATGGTTTATGTCACATCGTCAAACGACAACGACACGGCGGACAGCGTGATTGTGTGGCGTGTCGGCTATCTAGGTAAGTCTTACGAGTTTGTGATCTATTCGCCTGACACAAATCCCGGCGGTGTTCGTGATTTAAAGATAGAACCGGCAACGAAACAGATTTGGAAAAACTTTGATGATTCTACATTCGCTTCTACGCTTACACTGGGAAAGAACATGGCGACGTGGCCGCCTTACACCGGGCGTGCTACCGTGAAGAAGAACCTCTCGCAGGGCTATAACGTCATCACAAACTTGACACGCTCAATGATGTTTTTTGCGCCCAACGCAGTAACGTACGATCCCACAAACTCGGTCACATGGCACGGGTACGAAGGCACGTACGGCACGAATGACGTGCAAATGTCGGCTAAGTTGTCTGAAGTTTGGAGCGAGGCCGTGGGTAGCCCCGAGGCGTATGGAATTAGTGCAACGTTGCCCGCTGGCAATGTAGCGGTGTGCGGCGGATGGGCGGATGTTAATTTTTATAAGTATGAGAGGGGCGGCGGTAGCGCGGGGTACTACTATTCGGACAAGGGGTGGGGCTCTGTCGCGTCGGTCGAATGGTACGACCTGAAGGATTGTTGTCTGCCGTGGCCGTGTGCGGCGGCTTACGAGACCGGAGCCGTTGCGCGGGTCGAGGTGTTTGCGGTGCTTGTTCCCGAGCTGCCGTTTAATTCGCCGGCACATCCAGAGGGCGCAAGCCACTTTAGCTACACTGGCCCGACGCTTGCGCCAGCGTACGGTTTGCTGAGCTGGGCGCGTCTGCCCGAAATCGAATACAAAGCCGCGTCTGCTTCCTATACAAAGACCGTTCGCATTGAACACGGTGCAAGAGCAACGGTGCCGCTCCGCCTGACAAGCGTCGCTGAGGAAAGCAACCCCTCGTCCAACGTTGTTTTCAATCTGGATTTTAGGCTGGGCTCGCTTGACGTATCGGGTGCCGAGTTCTGTAGCATGGGATACACTGAGGATGGTGAAAACGGGTGGTATTCTGAAGACTATGAAGTCTTAGAAGCTTCGCCGTTCATTTACCTTGCGGGCTGGGTGGTGGTCGTCGATTGGAACTGGGACTTTGACAAGACGGCGGAACCGCCGGAATGACCCGCTCCGCACACTGCGCAGGAACGGTGTCGGCGCCGCGAACGCGCGGTTAAGATGGCGGGCATGAAGCAGGGTCATAAACAATTTCAACAATCGCGCGGCGGCGGATCCTCCCGCGCCTCTCTCGCGGGGCACCGCTCATGCTCCGCCGCCGCGTGTCTCTTTTTCGGGGGGTGCTATGTTGGCTGATATTTTAGTCGCGCTGATGTCGGGGCTGGGCGGCGCGGTGCTGGGCGTGTTGGCGGCGGTGCTGTTGCCGACCCGGATGCGGCTGGAGCACCCGGTGGAGGTCGCGCTGCGGCGCGATTTTGTGCCGCGCGACGAGTATGCCGCCGACATCCGGCGGCTGCATGACAAGATCGAAAAGGACCAGCGCGACATTTCCACTAAGCTGGAGGGGCTCGGCACAACGCTGGGGCGGCTGGAGGGTAAGGTGGACATGCTGCAATGCAACACGAGCAGAGGAGGGGCTGGCTGTGGATCCTAAGACGGCGATATTGGCATTTTTGGCGGGGCGTTCCCCGGCGGCGTACACGGAGGCGGTGATCGCGCGGCATGTCATCTCCAGCGGGCGGCTTTCAAGCCCGCCCGCGAGCGTGCATGGCAATCTGGAATGGATGGCGAGCGACAGCGGCGGGCGGCTGGTGGAGTCGCGCTACGACGGCACGCAGGGCGATCTGGTCTGGTGGGCAACGGCGGCGGGATGCGCGCGATGGGCGCAGGACGGGCGCCCCTACATTCCGTGAGGAGGTGAGGCGGTGACGGCGCGGTATCACAGGAGCAAGATCGGGCGGCTGCCCTACGCGGTGCGCAATGAGCTGTGCGAGCGCATGCGCGACGGCGCGACCGGCGCGGCGTGCCTGGCGTGGCTGAACGCGCATCCGGAGATGGCGAGGGTGATGAAGCAGACCGGCTGCGCGCCGGTCAACGCGCAGAACCTGAGCGACTGGCGCGCGGGCGGGTACCAGGACTGGCTGAACGACCAGAAGGAGACCGAGCGGCTGAGGCGATACGCGGACCTGTCCGGCGCGATTGTCGAGGCGACCGGCGGAGATCCCAGCGCGGTCGGGTCGCGCATGCTGACCGCGAAAATCCTAGAGGCGATCCGGACGGCGGACGGCAACGACGCGGAGGGGCTGGCGCGCGCGATTGCGTCGCTGCGCCGCCAGGACATCGCCGCCAAGCGCGCGGACCTGGCGGCATCCAAGCTGGAGCAGGATCAACAGCGGCTGGATCTGGATCAAAAACGGTTCGCCCGCCAGACGTGCGAGCTGTTCATTGAGTGGCACGCTGACCAACGTGTGGGCGCGATCATGGACGATAAGAGCACCGACAACGCAGCGAAGATTGATGCGCTCGGGCGTCTCATGTTCGCCGACCTTTGGGAGGATGGCGAGTGAGCGGCGGCGCGATCCAGATGCGCGCGGGGCAGCGGCGCTGTTTTCGGCTGGTGGACGACCACCGGCTGCTCGCGTTCGTCGCGCGCCGCCAGTACGGGAAAACAACCACGTTCGCAAACATCGCGCTGAAGAAGATGATGAAGCGCGCCGGGCACACGGTGATTTTCGGCTCGGCAAAACTGAACCTCTCCCGCGAGATCGTGCGCAAGGAGGCGGCGGTTTTTCAGGCGGCGATCACGGCGGCGATGCGGAGCCTGGCGGCGGGGCAACTCGCGGTGGCCGACTCCGATACCGGCGCGGTGCCGGACCGGTTGACGGCGGACGATTTCGCCGGGCTGTTCGAGGCGCAGCGGCTGGAGTTCCGGCTGTTCCATGATCGCACCGTGTACTCTCGCACGAAGGTCGTCGCACTGCGCCCGGACACCGTGGGCGAAACCGGCGACGTGATGGCGGACGAGGTCGGGCGCATCAACAACTGGCGCGAATGCTGGGAGGCGATAGAGCCGATTGTTTCCAGCGATCCAGAGTTCAGGCTGCTCTTGTCCACTACCCCGCCGCCGGATGACGCGCACTATTCGTTTGAGCAGCTCGCACCCCCGCCGGGGGCGGTATTCAAACCGAACCCCGAGGGCAACGTGTACGAGGTGGACGAGATGACCGTGCTGCGCGTTGACGCGTGGGACGCCTACGCGGACGGCGTGCCGGTCTACTCGCTTAAGGACGGCGAGCCTTTGGATCCAGACTCGCACCGCGCGCGCTACCGCGATAAGGACGCATGGGACAGGAACTACGGGTGCGCGTTCATCACGGGCGGCTCGGCGGCGGTGGCGCTGGTGCCGCTTTTGGCGGCGCAGAACGAGGGCGCGAAGCGCGGGTGTAAATACTATCAAGATATGCTGCCGCCGGGATGGGTTCAGGCGTGCGGTTTCCGCCCGGGTGTTCCGGCGGTGATCGGCGTTGATCCGGCCACGACCGAGGGGGCGACGAGCAACCCGACCGGTTTTTGCGCGTCTCAGATGGACGGCGCACTTCACGAGGCGCGCGCGCTGATGCGCTACAAAATCCAGTCGCCGAAGGAAGCGCGGGCGGTGATCGTGTCCGCCGTGGATGATTTGATTGCGGCGGGGATCCCCGTCAAGTGCGCGGTGCTGGACGCGACGAGCGAGCGGTACTGGTGCGCGGAGACGCGTCAGGAGATCGAGCCGCGCGTCCCGGTGCTGTTGATTGTATCGAGCGAGCGCGAGGAATACGAGGGTGAGAACGTACTGCTGAAAACCATCCTCGGCAACGAAGCGGTGGCGAGCCTTGAGGACCACAAGGCGGCGATTCCGCCGGACAAGTGCGTGAAGGATGATTTCAGGCTGGTGCGCAGGCAGAAGGGCGGCTTCTCGAACGAGGTGGACACCGCCGGGAACCACGGCGATTTGTTCGATGCGTTCAAACTGGCTTATCGCGGCCACACGACCGACTGCCTAGAGACGGCGGCGGAGGCGGTGCAGGTTGGCGCGCCCGGCATTTCGCTGCTGCCGGGGTATCGCGGCGACCGCATGCCGATGCGCCCGGGCGAACCGGACGGGCAAGAGAGAGGAGAGTTATTCGCATGATGGATATGATTGAAATCCGCGAGCCGGAGTCGGTACTGCCGGGCCTCACGGCCACGCGCATGATGTCGATTCTGCAAGCTGCCGAAGGCGGCGACGTGGCGGATCTGTTTTCGCTGTACAGGGATGTCGCGGGAACGGACTCGCACATCGGCAACGAGTTTGAGAAGCGGAAGAGCGCCGTGCTTGGCGACCCGGTCAACCTCCGCCCGTGGGACGCGAAAAACGCGGACGATGTGGAGGCGGCGCGTTTCTGCGAGCGGCTGGCGGAGTCGCAGGCATTCTCCGACCTGCAAAGCTGGTTGTTGAATGCGACGCTCTGGCCGGTGGCCGTGGCGGAGAAGGTTTACCGCCCCGTGGCGGGCGGGTTCGCGCTGACCGGCATCGTGGCCGTCCCCTATCAACTGCTGGATTATCAGGCGGGGCGGCTGCAGATTCTGGATGTCGATCCGGCGTCGCATCTGCCGTTGCGGGGTTCCGGGCGCGATCCCGATCCTGAGCGCTACATCATCCATCGCGGCCACACGCTGCCGGTGCCCGACTGGTGGGGAGGGCGCTTCAGAAGCATTCTGTTCTGGTGGCTGCTGCGCACGATGGGCAGGCAGTGGTGGGCGACGTTCATTGAGCGTTTCGGGCAGCCATTTTTCAAGGGAAAATATCAGGATGACGCGGGGCGCAACGTACTGCACCAGGCGTTTGCCATGTCGCGCAAATTGGGCGGCATCGCGCTGAGCAAAAACACTGAGGTGGAGATCATCCAGACGGCGATGTCGGACAGCAGCGACGCGCACGATAGGTTCATACAGCTCTGCAATGATGAAATCTCCCGCGCGATCGTGGGCCAGACTCTGAGTAGCACGGCCTCCCCCACCGGCGAGCTGGGCGGCGGCACGGCGGGGCTGCAGGGTGAGGTGCGCGAGGATCTGCGGCGCATGGACGCGCGGCGCCTGGCGGTCACGCTCCGGCGGCAGTTGCTGGAGCAATACCTGCGGATCAACGGGCGCGGCGGCATGCCGCCCGTGCTCTCATTCGGATCGGAAACCGATAGCGCGATCAAGGCGAAGGTCAGCATGGTCGGCCAGCTTGCGACGGCGGGCTTTGAACCGACCGACAACGGGCTGGCGCAACTGTCCGAGGAGACGGGCATCGAGCTGCAGCGCCGCGCGTCGCCGCAGCCGGTCGGCATGCCGTTTTCGGCGGTGCCGCTGGCCGCATCCGGCGCGGTGCCCGCGCAACCGCCGGACGGCGGCGACGCCGAGCTGGCCGAGGCGTTCACGGGGCGTTACGCGCCGCTGCGCGAGATCATCCTGAACGCGGAGAGCGCGGAAGATTGCATCCAGAAGGTGCGCGCGTGGCTGAACACGAACAAGCCGCCCCGCGCGACGGAGATCATGGAGCAGGTGCTGGCCGCATACGCCGCGCAAGGCGTGATGTCGGTACGGCGGAACAAGTAAAGGAGGTGTGTATGAAAATCAGGGCGGCGGTTTTTTGTTTGGCGGTGACGGCGTGCGCGGCGGCGCAGCAGGTGCCCAAAAAGGTTTACCGGGTGGAGACTTCCGACCCGAAGGATATCCGTATGGAGGTGGTGCATGGCGAGACGATCAACCTGCAATGGACGTTCCTCTCGTATGCAAACCCGCTGGACATTGAGAGCGCGGCGGTGACGCTGCACGCGCGCACGAACGGCATGCCGGAGGGCGTGAGTTTTCAGGTGCCTGGCGCGGCTGGTCCGGGCGGCGTGGCGACCGTGCGGCTGGCCGTTTCGGAGTGGCTGCCGACCGCATGCAACGAGGCGGAGTGGACGCTGGAGGTGGCGCAGCCGGATGCCGCGCGCATCCTGCGGGCGAAGGGCACGGTGACGGCTACGCGCAGCGCGGCGGCATCTACCAATGACCCCGTGCCGGTGGTCTGGCTGGACGATATCCGCGCGGAGATCGGCGCGGTGGGGGCGGGAATCGGGCCGTTACGCTCGCGCGTGGAGACCGTAGAGCAAGGCACGAATCGCTGGGAGGCGGCGTGGCACTGGGGTGATCACAGCGCTATGGGGTACCTTTTAGCGGCGGCGCTCGACAATTATTACACCATGCCACAGGTTGACGGTCGTATTGCAGACGCGGCCGACGCGCACGCGGCGCGGCGAGACAATCCGCATGCCGTCACACCCGAGCAGATCGGCGCGCTGACCAACGAAACCGACACGGCCGCACTTGCAGCTTTGGCCGCTTATGCAGCCTACTGGCCCCGCAATGCGACGGCTTCGAGCTGGTTCACCTTCGTCACCAATTCAGGCGCGATCACGATCACTGGCTACAACATTGCGGGCGGGACGGACGTTGTGATTCCCGACTACATCAACGGCTGGCCGGTGACGGAGATTGGTGCAAATGCGTTTGCGTGGAGCGGTGTCACGTCAATCGGCGG